TGCAAGAGGAGCAGGAAAAAATGCATTTACTTTTTCATCAAAAGAACTTCTAAACTCATTATAACCGTCACTCAACACCCTACCAAATTGACCAAATAAACCCAAATCACCTTTTAACTTCTTGACACCTTGTGCTTGTATGTCACGAATCTCTTCATTATTATTCTCTATGTTGTCTATAAGTTCAACTTGTCTATCCATTTGTTCTTGTGTTAGGTCATTTCTTTTTGATAGTCTTTTTAATTCTTTATCATCTGCCTCTATTTCTTTTTGAAGATTATGCATCAATTGTTGTTTTTTAAATATCTCATCTTTATTCAATGCAACTAACTCAACTTTACCATCTATTATTTTTGTTTCTGTAGCAACTCCTGCTTGTGTTAGTTTTCTTTGTTTCTTCTCTTGGTATTCAATACCTTCTGTTATACTATCAAATGTTTTTTTGAGTTCAACACCACCTGATTCCATTCTTCCTGTAAATTTTTCAATACTAACATCAGCATCATCCATATATTGTTTTAATTTTTCAAAAGATTGTAACAACTCACCCTCTGCCAATGGTCCATCTGAGAAAGTTTTTACTAATTCTTCTTCTCGTTCTCTAAAACTTGCCTTTTGTTGAATTGCAAAATCTTTTGTATTTTTATCGAAGTTTTTTTGAAAATTTACGAATGATTTTGCAAATGATTTACCTACTTCAGTAATTCTCTGAGCATTTTGCATAGCAAATGATTCTGCTTTATCAAACTCGACAGCATGTAATTCACCTTTATCAGTAAATTGTTTTTTTGGTCCTGATTTTGCCTTACCTTTAGGTATAAATGCCATATTATCTTCCGTTTATCTTATTTTTACTAGTACCTGCATACAAACCAAACCAAGCAGCACCTGCACCAACAACAACTGATACTAAACCACTCTGTTCTAAATTAGGTTCACCTATCTCCATAAACCAATGCACAACTTGATATAGTAATACAATGTATACTGTTAAAAACATTCTAGGAAATATTCTCCAAGCATCTATTGCTTTTGCAAGGTCAATTAAACCTTGGTGTCTATTCTTACTAGAGTCAATTGTATTTGTATCAATCTCTAACTCTAGATTTACTTTCTTTGTTTCTACTTCTGACATTATTGTTTACTCTCCCTTTCTCTTCTTTCGTTCTCTTCTTTAATATGCTCTACTAACATATTTAGGTAAATATCACGCTCCCATGGTATCATGTTTTCAATTTCATATAACGAATATTTATGATGTTGCATTAGCGCAAAGTTCGTTTGAAAATATGCCTCTAACGAATTATGGGAGAGGCAGATGTAAAAAAATCACTCAACCCCTTAAATACAACTGTGTTTTTCACTTTCGTTTTAGGATTTTCTATCTCTACTTCGTGTTTCAATGTAGGCATAGAATCAAAAAACTCTTTACATAAATCAAATTGTTTACTATCTAAACTCTCTATGAATTCTTTCATCTCATCAAATGTAGAGTCTTTCGCTGGGTATATTTTTTCTCCCTCGAATATGTGGTCGATGCAACTTATAATAATCTTGAAAGTATCTTCTACACCCATTTTTGTCATATCAACTTGTTTATGTAATGCTTGATAAGTAGGGTATGCAAATACTACACCTAATTTTCTTTCTTCATCTAACATAATTTCATTTGTGTGTTTGTCATCTACTTGCACATCTATTTTTGTTAAATCAATTTCTACCTCTGCATATGTTTCCATATCATCTTTACACAATAATCTAAAATTTGCTTTCTCTCCTACAGATTTTGCTCGAACATTTAAGAATAGATATTCAATATCAAACAATGGTAATGATTTTATATCTAATTCATTGAATGTACATGACTGTAAAACATCCATTGTAGTGTTTGTAATATCAACTTTCTCTCCTGCTTCGTTTGCCATCATAAGTATTTTCTCTTCTTTCACTAAGAAAGGTCTATATTTAACCGTGATATCTTGTGAAGGTAGGGTCAATTCATAAGTTGGCGTTTCAACTTTTGGTAATGCCATTATATCTCCTATAATCTAATTGGTGGAATCTTAAATGGTGGGAATACTCTCCCTCCTGTTATTTTTCCTATTGGTGTTCTTCTTGATAAATCTTCTATTACACCTCTTGCTGGTGATTTTAAGAATGGTGGTAGTTTACCTAACACACCACCAAACAATCCTGAATTGTCTTGTTTGTTTACAACTTCTCTATAATCAGGTCTGCCTGTATCTGGGTCTGTGCCTTTTAGTAAGTAGTTAGTCCACTTTCTATATGAAAAGGTAACATTAAAAGTTCTAATTTCAGGCGTGCCATAATCATATGTTAAATCGCCTATACTATTAGGATAAACTTCTATCAAACCTATTGCATAGGTCATATCATCTCTTTCTTGTTTACTTGCAAATTGACCTAATTGAAATATATTCATACTACCTACATAATCTTCATAATAATTAAAGTTGTATGTAAGGTCACTATATGCACAACTTTGCCACATTTCAAAATAATTTCTTTGTCTTAAAAATTTGTCTGCATAAAATGTAGCAGTAATGTCTCCATAGTCTACATCTGTTACCATTTTTCTTTCAGGACCATTATGTTTTACATTCTTCATTGTCATTTTTCTGTCGGGCATTGTTACACCTTTACAGAACATTTGTACACTTCTACCGTGTGTTGTGTGATAGTCTTTCATTGTATTAAGTGATGTGAAACCTTGTTCTTCTTCGTTTACTTCTTCTACATCATCTGGATTGTATCTAGTACCAAATCTATTGAATACTACTTTTGCAAGGGCAGTAGGTGGTTTAAACTCTACATAAAATCTATTGTTTCTTGCAAAACCTTCTGCTTCATTTGAAGCAGCAAGAAACCTACCTATAGTAGACTCAGGATTACCACCTGGTTTTTGTTTTAATCTTGGGTCAGAACCACCAAATAACTGTGTTAAATCTCTAGGTATTCCTACCCTAACATCTATACCACCTATTCTTTTTCCTGCTCTAAATATCGCCATTTAATTTCTCTCTATTGTTCATATGCAATTCATCTATATCTTCTTTACTCTGACCGTGATATGGTACAGCGTGATAATTCTCTACCATCATATTATTTATGTTTATGTCGTCTATTATTATCTCTCCTAATATACGACCGAACTTACCTTTTTCTTCTTTGTGTGTTTGTAGTGTGATAGGGTTATCAGTTTTTAAACATTCAGTAAGATACTTTTTTGCCATCAACCCATATTTCTTTTCTACTTTATCTCTTGTTCTACTTTCAGGTGTATCTATACCATATAATCTAATTCTAGCACTATGTAATATATCGAACCCTAAATCTATGATTACATCAATTGTGTCACCATCAATTATTTTTGTTACTTCTTTTATCTTATACTGATACATTATTTTATCCTTAATACTTTATGTACAAACCATTTAATTGCATTTTTAATTTTATCAATAAAATATAAATTAATAATATGTTTCACAATTTTTACTATAATCAATATTGGTGATGTTAAAACATCTGCTAATAATATAAATGCGTCTACTGATAAGTCAATCACATTATCAGTTGTGCAAAGTTTTCTCCATCTATCTTTTATTCTTTGAAACATAAAGCATTAAATCATACCTCTACTGTCTTTATACACCGTACTATTTCTTGCACCTCTAAATTGAGCAACAGGTAATAGAACTGCTGTAGCAGACTCATTTATATTTATTCGTAAAAAGTTGGATAATGCTCTAGAATATAGATATTTTTTAATTGTAGGTTTAGTGTACTTATTCTTCTTTAACTCATCATATGACACATCTAATCGTGTAGATGCGTTTAATTTAGTGTCACTAGCATATGCTTGTAATGATTCAAGAAATCTAAATCGTAACATCGGCGGTAAATAATGAAAGTTCAAACCTAAAAAACCACCTCTGATAGGTTCTAAAGGTAATACCAAAGGAAATACATCATAATAAGGTAATCTATTTTTAGTTTTAGGGTCATAGAGAAACATATTCAAACGACCACCACTTGGTCTTTGATTTAGTTTACCACTACGCATGAGTTTACCTGCTGTGATATTATCTGTTAATGATGCTATCTTACTACGATACCATGATACAGATTTAAAGTTATCACCTTGTTTCTGTGTGATTGGGTCTAGAATACTTACCATTCAAGTATTTATACTAAACTAAGCAAGTCTTTTCGTAATCTGTAAACCAGTCAGGAATCATATCTATGATGTGGTCAGGAAGACCATCAGTATAATCACTATTATCAGAGTCAAAGAACTGCCAATTATACTTCTCGATAGTTAAAGCGTTGACAGTAATATCACCATTAACATTTCTCTTAAAGGTAACATCTCTATTTTCTTTTGTATTTGTATGAATAACATGTCTAGCAAGATTAAACATATCTGTAAATTGTTCTAGTGTCATTTTATAATCTAAATTCATACTTGCAATAAATAACATTCTAGGTGAGATAAAGTGGTCTTTTGTAGTCAACTTCTTTGCTGTGCCCTTTTCTCTTTCTAAATTCTTTCTTAAAATCTCTTTTGCACCAGGTGAATACAGATAAGTATCAATATTACCTGCCTGTTTAACAGCACTATAAAAATCAGTAGCATATTTTATTTGTGAGAATTTAGGTAACTTTGACCAATTATCATATGCCCTGCAATAATCTTCATATACATGTTCAATTAAACTATTATACATCATACAATCCTTTCTCACCATAAAGTTGAGCAACGAACTTCATCTTAATCTTTGGTGTATCGAATTCAATATTATTTAAATTCATTGCAATTTGAACTTGTTTAAACATATTGTTCATAATATCTTGTAATACATTAATCTTATTTGTTCTTATATCAATCATTTGTACCTGATTTGCATTATCTACTTTTGCAATGATAACAGGATTCTTACCTTCATTATACATCTTTAAGAACTTTTCGACAGTAACTCTATCATCTCTGGTTGCACCAGTCTTCAAAAATCTTATCGCAAGAACATTTGAACCGTAACTATTTGCAATCTTTTCAAATTCTTTAGGTGTAATATGTTCAACAACTTTTGAATTATTACCTAATTTCTTGTGTACTAGAGATAGATACTTATTAATACTATCACTCTTAACTCTTGTTTCTTTTAATGCATTAATAATATCTTCATCTGAAGTTGTGATATCTTCATCATCAATGAATTGTATTATTGTACCAACAATATCTTCTTGTGTTCTAGGTGTCTTTACATACTTATCATCTTCTTCGTTCTCATTAATCTTGTAAACTTTCTTCCAGTAGTTTGCAGACTTACCTTCTGTTGCAAAAAACTCTACTAACACAACATAGATTGTCTTTTGTTGCGTTCCTTTGTGAGCAGTGTATCTATGAAAACCTGTTTCTAAATTGTACGCATCTAAAACTTCTTGTGTTACAACAGGAGGGTCGTAATATTCAGGTTGATAGTCACCATCTGTAATTAGTTTCTCTAACTTTGCAATTGCACCAGGACTTGTCTGACCAAATCTAACAGAGTTCTTATTCTTTGTATTTGTAATCTTTGTAATATCTAAATCAGGTATAATCTTAATGATTCTCATACCTTTTGAACTTGGTGTTTTTGCGTTTATTTTCATAGTGTTTCTCTTATTTAATTATTAACGAATCAGTATACTATTATAGTAACATACCTATAGGGGTTAGTCAAGACATTTATTAACTAAATGCAATTAAACTTAGTAATAAACTATTCAATGAGAACCCAATTGCATTAGATACAATGTATAGTACATCTCTAGCGTATATTGCCCTTATTAAGAATAAAAACAACCCTAACCACACAATTAATATGAAGTTTAATGGTGGTAGATTAGTTGACCATCCCATTAGAACAGATATTGATGTTGGTGCAGTTGCACCGTGAATGAGTATCATTCCAACCCAACCACATAATTCTGGTATTTTTTTCATCATAGTATATCCTTTTGTTAGTGTTTCGAATCAGTATACTATTATAATAACACATCCTACAGAATATACAAGCAAAAAATGGTAAAAAAAAGGGTAGTATTTCTACTACCCTTCTAAGTGTAAAGTACGAGAGAGAGTTAATCTTCGTCTGCTAATTTACTAAAATATGACATTGTATCGTCATTATCACTAGCATTTGAAGTGACTTCATCACTTTTTACTACAGTTTCAGTCTTAGGTGGGAGGTCTGTTTGACTGACATTTGCAGTATTTCTCGAACCCATAATTGTCCTATTCAGTTTCTCTTTGAGTTCATCATAGGATTTAAAATTACTAGGGTCAGAGAAATCTTTTAGAGGATATTGTTTCTGCCATATTGCTTTTATCTTTGCGTCATCTTCAGCAACAGGTGTTACACCCTCAAATTCTGATTTATCATAGTTCCAATAACCATCAACTTTTCTAATCTTCAGTTTAAAGTTTGCACCTTTCCAGAAGTCAAATGGGTTAATTGGTGATTCGTCTTCAAATTGTGGTTTCATTGCTTCTGTAATCTTATCAAATATCTTCTTACCGAATTTGTATAAGAATACTTTACCCTCGTTCTCTGGTCTTTTAGGGTCACTCACAACATAGACATTTGCGTAGTATGATAACTTTCTTTTTCTCTTTCTTGCAATCTCTTTATCAGAATCAACACCTGTATTCCAGAGTCTTGAGTTTTCTTCTGAAACAGGATCTTTTTGATTAAGAGTTGTAAGAGAGTTTTCTATAAACCACCCACCAGGTCCTTGAAATGCATGTGACCATAATCTCACCCATGGCATGTCTTCACCTTCAGGTGCAGGTAAAAATCTTAATACTGCATAACCAT